TGGAACTCCCATCAAAAAAAACACCGCCCACCTTTTTCTTCACTAAATCCATCTCTTCGGGCAGCCTATCTTGACGTGAGAAGTTACACCGTTTACACGCTGCGACTAAGTTATCTGGATCATCTGACCCGCCTCTAGCTACTGGGATTACATGATCGCACGTGTTAGCTTCTTGGCCACACCAGAAGCAGATCCAGCCATCGCGATTAAGTATCCGAAGCCTTAGCTTCTTCCATTGTGTGCTATTGCTTTTACGCTGAGAGTGTAAAGTCATTAGTAGAAGTTCCGTTCTTGATGGAATGCCCAAGCCTTGCAGCTCGTACCATAACGATTCGTAATGTATTTAAGAGTAGCGTCTATCTGACGATAAGGGTCTAGATGTCTGTAATGCTTAGAGCGCATCTGTCCCAGTCCGAAGTGACTACCGTTCTTGGCTGTGTAAGACCATCGAGATTCCTTAGTAATGATTCTGTTAAAACACTGGAACTCTTTATAATCAAGAATCCTCGAATGTGCGTAGAGCTTTAGATGATCTACAGAATAATTCTTAGCTGTTGCTTCTGGAATGCTCGTTATTAAGAGCGATGCCGTAATGGCATAGACCGCCCCTAAACCTATCTTTCGCTCTTGCGAGCTATCCGCTACAGCGGCTCGCCTTAAGCGAAGAGATAGTAGCGCGCCTGTCAAGTAGGGAGCGTAATCTTGGGAGTGTCCCACAGCTTTACGCACACTGTGGATAAACCCTGTGGATAACTTCATCGATTAAACTCTCCGTTCCAAGCCTTCTTATGCAGGTCTCCGTTCCAGTGTCTTTCCATGTCTTTTAGTAATTGTTTCTCTGATTCGGACGTAATCTGTATCCCGCAGACACATGAAGCGGTTATCTGGATCATGGCTTACCGCCCCAGCCATTACCCTTAAACACGATCCCACCGAGCGAGTAAATGCGCTTCATAGGGACAGTGCAATTCGGACAGTAAGGATCTCTAGCTAATGTGTCCTCGATGGGACGCTGGACTTCTAACTCTTTACTGCACACTTCGCAGCGGAACTCATAAGTCGCCATTAGCTTCTCCAATTAGTGCCACTGTCATAGTAGAACAGACGCAGCACTGGATCGTTTTAACGTTAGGCGGAAGATTATCTGTAATTACACGAATGAGTTGCTCGGTATCTTTCTTGCACACTCGGCACTTAAAGCGCAGCTTGTCCATAGTTGCTCCCTTTTAGATTCTCGATCGGCTGTAGATTCTTTTGATCTACCCACCAAGTAGGTTGCTTAGAGTTCTTATACTTAGGCCGCTTAGCCATGGCAACAGGTATCCAGCCCGCTAGTCTGTAATTCGGGCTAGTGCCTACGACTAAGACGGCGACATCGCTCTGGCGATCATTCTCGTAGATGATGAGCTGACCAGATTCGTAACGCGTCCACTTCACTTCGATAAAGCTTCCGACATCTGCCGTCTTCTTAAATTGAGATCCCCGGGGATCGAAGTCGACGTAACCAAGGTAGCGAGCGACCAAGATCTCGGCGACGATTGATTCTGCCACTTGCGCGACGTAATCATGGAAGCCGAGCTGTCTGTCGTATCTGCTCGAAGCGTCTGGCTGACCTTGGATCTGAGCGATTCGTTCCAGAGCTACAGTGTGCGCTAGGACTTTATCCTCGATCGTGGGCTTTACCTTCATCTACAGTCACCGCAGAGCCAAGTTAATTTTTCTCCGCCTTGTCCCTTGGTATAACCGAAAGCGTCCAGCTTCTTTAGCTTCTCGCAGCTGTCGCACTGTTCGATTTTATACTCGGCTATAACTTTGCCATTCTGTAGAAGCTTGGCTGTCATTGATTGCGGATAGATGATCTCGATTAAGTCGCTCATCTTTAGACCTGTGGCTTCCACTTGCCATCGCTGGCTAAAACGTACCAGAGCGGCGTACATTGATCGGCCTTAGCCTTTTCGACGCAGAACCACCCGCCCCAAGCTTTACCAGTTTTAGCTTCGCCAGTCTTAAAGATTCGATGTCCATGGCTGCACTGTGGAGCTTCTGCGATTAGCTCTCCGCCTAGCTGCTTTTTGATCTCGTCCATCGATGATCCAAGGCTAGGAATCCCGCTCTGCTCGGCTTCTTCTGCCGTCTTATAGCTTGGCACTTCGCCAAACTTCTGAGTCCAAGGATCGTAATCGTCCGCCGTAGAGTTAGCTACTTTCGCGCTTATAGTCTCGACCTTCTCCATGTCCTGACGAGTCGGACGCTTGTCTGCTCCAAGCAGTAGGCCGATCGCTCGGCCGATCGCTGAGGTAACTGTGTCCTCGACGAAGAACTTCTTCATGTTGACGTTATAAGTCGCCACGTTACCGAATGCGTAATCTGTAGCTGACGGATTAATGTCTTCGTACTCGCGGAAAATCTGAGCTTGAATAAGGACGTAACCCTTTTCGGCGTTAAAGTCCACGATGTTCGTCTGGACTCTGGCTGTAGGGTGAGTAGCCCATAAGCGGGCAATTCTGGCGGCTACGTCTTCGTAATTGTCTAAGAAGCTCATTAGCGCACGTCCTTAGCCGCATGACGTGAGATAGCACGACCGCGCTTGAAGCCTTCGCGCTGGCCTTCTCTGTAACCGACTGAGTAGCTCATAGCAGCCCATAAGATCGCAGCTATAGACATAGCCACGACGATTCCTAATTCATTCATTACTTGCTCCCGATACTGGGAGCGTCGTTCGCGCTCCCTACGTAAAGAGTGAAGTAAGAATGCGCTTAGGTCAAGATTCCCGCGTGTCTTTCGGCGTGTCGACTGGCGGTTTCGGCTTGGACTTTAGTCCGTTACCCGCTAACACTCCGCCGAGTGATCCAGTTAAGAAGATCGAAAGTGTCTTTAGTAAATCGATAAAGGCCGCATCGTTAGGAGCTTGCGCTCCGATCGGCTGTGTAACGAAGATAAGCGCGTAAGTAATACCAAGGGTAACGATCAAGAAGACGAACGCTAAAGTCGCGCCGATTATGAGAATAAGCTGCGCGTGTATGTCTTCGGGAGTTCGACGACGTTCTGGCCTATGGAGCTTCTTCTCCAAGGACGTCTTTAGTGCAAGTTCCAGTAGGGACGCACTCTGGCGGGTTACACCGCGATTCTTTCCAGTTTTCATAATCTTGGCATTCGTAGCGAATCCAGCCTTGGTAACCGCACGCAGACAGCCCAGCCGAAAGGATTAAGGCTAGACCGCCCGCGAGCAGTCTCCGAGTCACTTCCCCGTAGACCCGAAAGCTGTGTCTTTAGGATTAAGCCAGCGTAGAACGACAGGCAGAACAGCGGCCGCGCCAGCTGTAAGGATTGCCTTAGGATCTGTCACTCCCGCCAAGTAAACTGCAATAGACGCAGCTAAGAAGCTACGCGCCCAGCTTGCGAGTAACGCTTTTAAGCTTTCCATCTTTCTTCTCCTTAATCTTCGGCTTCGCTGCCGATTGAGTAGGTACTTCGACGATCGGATAATCGCCAGCATAGGCGACGAACTTGGGACGTCCGAAACCTACGATCTCTTTTCCGCTCCCGAATGCGCGCTCCTTGACCATGACCATTCCGCCGTTACGCTGATCGCCTGATCCCGAAGTGTTTCCCTCGATTGTAATTACTGACTTCGCCTTAACTCCTACGACTATTCCGATGTGGCTAATACGGTCGACTCCATCATGAGGAAAGTCCATAAAAGCAAGATCGCCAATCTTAGGCTCTGAATCTACCCAGCGACTTACTTCTTTAAGCTTATGCGCTCCCGCAGCTGTTGAAACCATAGACGGAAGCTTTACTCCCGCTTCATGAAAGCACCAGTTAACGAAAGATCCGCACCATGGCAGACCGTCGGCCTTTGTGAACTTTCCGTATTTTGTAAGGTTATCGCCTTCTTCTACTGTACCGACTTCCGCCAGTGCAACCTCGACGACTGCAGCAGCTGTTCCGATTGGGTACTTCATGAGAGCAGTAATTTCGCTTCGTCTTCTGAGATTCCAAGTTTCTCTAGAAGTGCGGACTTTTCGGCTGCTTTAGTTGCCAAGTCTGTCGCTTTTTGTGCTTCTTTTGCTTCTGCTTCTGCTACTTCTGCAAGCTGCGCGGCTGTGTATTCTTGCTCAACAGTTTCGCCAGTAGCGAGATCAATAATCTTATGAATGTAAGTCATTTTAAGCTCCGTAGACGTAGAGTGTGCCAGCATTAAAAGAAGAAGAACTTAAAGATAAAGTTAAACTAGTCATCGCAGCACTCTCGACATAAAATCCGCTAGTGCTATAAATCGAAGCTCCAGAAGCGCGCGAACCGCCCCAAGATTGAAAGTTTTTATAAGATGTCGATTTACAGTTTTCTATCTGAAACCATAATCCCATCGAAGTATTTCCGTCGTCTCCAGCGCCTACGAATAACTTATCCACTACGCCGTCATAACTATAAACGTAATTAGGGCCACCAGTACCGCCAGTATTCATAATTAAAGTCTGTTTATAATTGGCGGCTGTTGTATTATTATTTGGACGGACAATAAGGTCTGGAATGCCTGTAGCAGTGCGAGCGTTTACCATGTATAACGCAATTTTATTTGATGTTATGGACGAAATTGTAGTAGTCGAAAGTCCAGATAAAGTAACAGTAGATAAAAGCGACCAAGTATCCGAACCACCCGCTGGAGTTGCCCACGATGGAACTCCGCCAGATACGGTTAAGACTTGTCCAGTCGTACCGATACCAAGTCGAGTATTCGTGTTCGCTGTCGATGATCGATAAGCGATGTCTCCGAGAGTTGTCTCTGGGTTAAGAGCTTTTACTGTGGCATCGACCGAATCTCCAAGAGTCTCGATCGCTGTAGCTCCGTCTTTTACCAAATCGGTCGAAGTCGGAACAGTCCACCCATAATTCGGCGTCGTCGTTGCCATGTCGTCTCCTTTATGCGACTACTGTCGCGTTTAACCAGTCTAGTGTAGGGCTAAGAGTGTTCCAAGTTTCGGAAGCGGGGACGTCATTCCAGCGGAACGCGTCGAGCGAATAGGCGATCGGTGTAACGTAAAGATCGATGGCCAGAGAGTTATAGCCAGCTGAGAATCTCCAGCCTTCTACGAATCCTTGAAAGTTCGTTCCCATGTTTACAGGTAAGTCCGCGATGTTTACTGGCATTCCCATAAAGACGCCGATAAGAGAATCTCTGTCTGAATCGCTTACGTTCGGGCTGCCCAGCGGATAGCGAATCGACTCGAAGTTAGCTCTAGGGTAAGCACGAAGAGCTAGATAGAACGCGGCCTGTGCCGTAGCGTCTGCGCCGTTTTCTAGCGATGTCTGAATGTTCTGCGCCAGTGATCCGTAAAGTGCGATAGAAGCTGGATCGTCGTCTGTAACTTGCTGGCCGTTCTTATAAGTAATCGTAATAGAGTTACGAACGTCGCCCGCTCTTGTCGATGTCTGGAGACCGCTGGAATAAGCGTCTAAAGCTGAAAGATCCACGTAGCCATTCGTCGCTAGATAAGTTCCGCGATGAGTCGAATCTGCGTATCCGATTCGACCTTCGCCATCTTCATAGATGTAACCAAGTCCAGAAGTAGCTAAAGCTGCGACTAAAGAATAAGCATCCGTCACGTCTGCGCTTCGATCTGTTAATTCATAATTTCCGGGGCGATCTATCTGTCCTACGCCGCTATTCTCCGCGTTAGCCCACGTAGTCGTCGCGGCGTAATCTTCCCAGTGAAGAGCTGCGGGAACTTCGTTCCAAGCTCCGTAAAGAATGCCGTCGAGAATGTCGTAGATCTGATCGCCTTCGTAATCCTTAGTAAGTACGCCTTCGGTTAATACTTTCGGAAGACGTGAAAGTGCGCCAAGTGCAGTAACGGTAATAGTCTGGACGAGACCGCCAGTTCCCGATCTTTCGACTGTCGTAAGAATGTCGCTCACGCTGCCGCCGAAGATCGCCACTGGCGTAGCTGTGGAGTTCTGTACGAAGACGGTTATTCCAGAGTTAATCTCGACAGTAATCGGATCGTCGTCGATGTTAAGAATCGATAAATTACAGTAACCCGCTACCGCTTGCTGATAAATGTCGCGGCGACCAGATTCGATCGTGAGATTAGCCAGAGTTATGTTCTTATACTCGACTCCATCGATAAGAACGCTCCAGACTGGAGTCCATAGGGTCATGCTGTTAAGAACGATCCCGCGCCAAGAGTTCCGCGCGCTTGCGACTTATTAACTACGTCGATGATCGTACGAGCTGCCGATTCTGGATCTCCGACGACGCCCATGTTTACGGTTACGCGAGCAGCTGCATTAGATTCGCGTTCTGCTCGAAGTCTGGCAGTCTCGGCCTTTAGTTCTTCACGACGTAGGATCGCCGCTTGCATAGCTGGCGAATAAGCAGATAGTGGCGCGCCTGTAAAGGTAGGCGATCCAGCATTAGGAGCGAACGTACCGCCGCCACCGCCGAAGCCAGTCTCTACAGTAACTCCACCGCCGATCTCTTCTGGGAATGGTACGGAAGCTTTAAGTCCTTTAGCTCCGCCATCGAATAAGTTAGTAATCGGGTTATCCTTAATAAGATCGATAACCTTCTTCGCGCCGTTATAGATTCCAGTTAACAGTGCGACGAACTTAGAGAATGCTGTAACGAGTCCACCGATAAGAGTCGCAATTCCTTCGAGCGCGATCTTAAACGCGCCACCAAGGATCGGAGCTAGGTTATCTTTTGTAAATGTCCAGACAGCCTTAAAGAGTGCTAGAAGCGGAGCGAGTTCGTCTGAGTTAGAAGCTACCGCGTTTTTAATAATTGTAAACGCGTTCGCCAAGCCTTTAAGAGCTGGCCCGAAGATTGCGCCTAACGCTGGGATAAACTCGTTAGCCAAGAAGTTAAAGACAGCTTTAATAATCGGAAGAAGATCATCGCGAACGACGGTAAAGATAGACGTAAAGGCTGGCCCGAGAGTCGTAGATAATCCAGCGGCGAAGTTCTGGATCGCTGGGATTCCCTTATCGACGAATCCTGACAGAAGCGGAGTAAGTGCATCGAGAACGTAAGATCCGACAGTCTCTTTCGCTTCATCGAATGCAACACTAAGACGCTGCATCTTGCCTTGGAAAGTGTCCGCTTGCTTAGAAGCTTGTCCCTCGAAAGTCTTAGCTAGAGAAGCCGTAACTTGATCCATCGTCATAGTTTTAAGCTGAGCAGAAGACAGTCCTACGCCTAATCTTCCAAGAGCTGCCGTATTACCCTCGGCCGCCTTAGCCATGGCGTTCGTAACTGCTTCGAGTGATTTACCACTTCCAGCGGCTACGTCGATCGCGATAGCTTGTAACTGTTGCGCCTTATCTACGTCTTTAGTCGCGCGAAGTAATCGATCCATCGACGGACGAAGCTCGTCGTCTGTAATACCAGTAAGAAGCGAGGTCTTAGTTATCTGCTCTTCTACAGCTGCGATCTGGGCATCTGTCGCGCCAGTGACATTCTGTAAAGTCGTGGCTAACTTGGCTTGGGCTGCTTCATCTTCGATCGCTGACTTAACGCCGTCGATAAGAAGCTTACCCGCGTAAGCTGCGGCCGCTACTGTGGCAGCCGCGAAAGCGGCAGCGGCTACCTTGCCGAACTTGCCGATCTTGTCTGAGAATCCTTCGACTTCTGTCTGCGCGCCTTTTACTCCGCGCTTTAGCTCGTCGAAGTCTGCGTCGAAAGTTATCTTTACTTTTGGAATGCCAGCCATTAGTCGAGACCTACTTTCTTAATTACGCCCTGAATTAAATCTATGTATTCTTTCGCGACTATAGGCGTGTAATAGTCAACAGCTGGAGCGATCCAATAGCCGCGCTTATTGCGTGGGGCCTTGAATCTATCGGTGTAAGCGCGACCAAGTGAATCCGTACCGCGACCGCCACCGTACTCCGTTCCCCATAGAAGCGCGCCCGCTGGAGCTGCGTTCTGGCGTACTCTGCCTTTACCGCTCTTCGATGTCTCGCCGCCGTATTTACGACCGACCTTCTTAGGGCCGCCAATGTCTACGCGAATAAGACGATCGCGCTTGGCTGTAATCGTCTGAGCTACGAGCTTAGTCTGCGGAGCTGGCGCGCCTTGCGCGCTCATCATAAGCTGGCCAGCTAAACGCTTAGACAGTGGAAGAGCTGCATCGCGAATCTCGTTCTGTGTTTCTTTATCGAGAAGATTAAGCGTCTGGATCAAGTTTTTAAGCGCGGCTGGCTCGACCTCTATCGAGTAGACGCCCTTCTTACTTGCCATTCTGCCTCTCCAAGATCTCTATAGCTGTAAGTAAATCTTCCGCCGTCTGCCATTCGCTCATCGGGATACGAGTTGCGATCGCTACTTCTATAAGTATGCGATTTAAGCTTCCGACGGGCCAGCTTTTGGGTCTGACTGCCGACTAGTAATCGCTTCGACGGTTTCGATCCAGATCTCGAAAGGCTTAACAGGATTCCCAGCTGCTTCGCGCTTCATCGCGCTATAAGCCAAGAAGTTAAGCCCTTCGAGTCCTAGCTTCGTGTCTAATTCGTTTACTGTTGCACTGAACTTACGTTCCCACTTAACGAACTCGGGATTAGCCGCTACGAATGTAGCGACCTCTCCGTTTAAGTAAGTGACTTCTAGTTCTAGTTTCATGCTTGCTCCCGATTCTGTTTCTTAGCTAAATGTCTCTGTAGGTGTTCCGATAACTGTAAAGCTCATGCTAACAGTCTGAGCGTCTGGCGATGATCCGCCCACGCTTGGAAATAGTGGAAGAACGTTAAAGCTAAAGACTGCTCCTGTAGTAGCTGTTAGCGATACCGCTAAAGCTGTGTTAGGGGCTGACTCTGCCGCTGTCCATAGAGCTTCGCAGAGTGAATCTGTTGCGCCCCAGTCTGCGAGCATCTCGACGTCGAAAGTCCACTGTGAATCGATCGACTTGTAAGCCTTCGAATAAAGTGTGTCGTAAGTTTCGATAGTGACGTCCGCTGAAAGCGTCGCGCTTGTCGCTTGCTCGTCGTAGTTCTTAGTCGCGATCGTCATAGCGAGATCGCGTCCAGTAATGACGGTCGTGGCCATTGTTTCTCCTTAGTTAGTTTGTGTGTA